AACCTCACCGAAGCTTTACGTCTTGAAGCGGACAACCCCGAGCTCGCCCGTGCCCTCAAGGCCGAGGCCGGCCGCGGGTAATTCACGGTAAACCCCGCATTACAGAACAATGGCCCAACAGAACGTAGGGGGCGGCTTCCTTAGCGGACTCGTCACCCGCCCCGAGTTCCTCCAGTACACCTCGGAGCGCATCTTCGAGCAGTCTGCATTCCTGCAGTCTGGTGTGATCACCCGCAACGCAGCCCTGGACGCCCGCGCCGGCGGCACCCGCGTTCGCGTGCCTTTCTTCGACAACATCGGCGGTCTGACTGAAGAGGTCATCGACTCCAGCAACAGCTGGGGCACCTCTGGCGCCGGCTACCTCACCAGCCAGTCTGTGAGTGCCGACGAGCAGATCATGACCATCTGCCGTCGTGGCTTCCAGTTCGCTACCGACGACATTTCGCGGTACGGCTCGGGCGCTGACCCCCTCGGTCACGTTGCCAACCAACTGGCAGCTGCCATTGCCAAGAAGAAGAGCGCAACCCTGCTGGCCCAACTGGGCGGTCTGTTCGGCAGCATCGCCGGCTCCGGCGTGCTCGGAGGCAACACCACCGATGTCACCGGCACCACCACTGCCACCGCCAGCAACTACCTCACCGCGGCCAACGTGGTGACTGCCAAGGCGAACCTGGGCGAGCGCAGCAGCGAGCTGACTGCGATCGCGATGCACTCGAACGTTGCTCACTACCTGGAGCAAACCGGCTACCTGCAAGTGCAGGTAAGCGGCAGCAGCCTGTCTGCCGGTAGCGGCCTCACCGGCGTCAGCTACAACACCTTCGCCGGCCTGCGCGTCATCATCGACGACCAGATCGGCGTGATCAGCGGCGGCACCGCCACCCACCTGAACAAGTACCCCGTGTACCTGTTCGGCGCTGGTGTGATCGGCGAGGGCATCCAGCAGGATCTCCGCGTCGAAACCGACCGCAACAAGTCCAGCTTCCAGGATCTGCTGATCGTGGATTACCACATGGGCTACCACGTCACCGGAACCAAGTGGGCAGCCGCAGGCGACAACCCCACCAACGCCGCCACCACCGGCAACCTGGGCGCCACCGGCTCCTGGGGCCTCGCCTACAGCAACGTGAAGAACGTGCCCCTGGTGCGTCTCCTCGTCAACACCCCCTTCGACACCGGCGTCTACTCCTGATCGCTGCAGTCAAAGCAAAGCCCCCGACACCCGGGGGCTTTTTTTTGCGCCTTAGCCCAACGCGCTAACCCGCGCCTGCTCCTGCCGTTCAAACACCCCAATGGTGTCCACAGACATCTTGTAGCTCTGCAGCATCACCTGATTCACCAGCACATAGCTGAGCTCCAGCTTCTCTGCAATCTCCGGCACCGTCGCCCCCGACTCCTTCATCTCCCGAATCTTGGGCACAACATCTTCCCACTTCCGCACCCCAGCAACACCCACCTCTTCTTTCTTCGCCACTTTCTTCTTGGGCGTTTTAGCAACAGACTGTTCCTGTGGCGCCTGAAATTCGCAGGCTGCGTTGTCTTGCTCGCTCATGTTGCGGGTGCGATTACAACCGAAGTTGCCCCTGGAAACCTCGGTTAAAGCGCTTTAGGGATGGCTGCGCCCACAATCGTTGCAACGGCTGGCGCCAGTAACGCCAACAGCTACCTAAGCGTTGCAGGTGCCGACGCCATTGCTGACGGCATGGTGGGCACATTGTCGTGGACAAGCGCAACGGCCGACAACAAGGCCAAGGCACTGGTCACTGCCACAAACGGGATGGAGACCTTGGGCTGGGTCGGCAGCCGCGCCAGCACCACCCAAGCGTTGGCGTGGCCTCGCAAGGAGGCTAGTTGTGGCGACAAGACCATTTCAAGCACCACCATTCCGCGCGAGGTCGAGCTCGCCACCTTCGACCTGGCCAACGCGCTGCTGAGCGACCCAACGCTTTTGCGCAACAGCGCCACCACCGGCGCCCTCGTCACCGGCGTTCCCAACCGCGACCTCAAGCGTCTGAAGCTGGACGTAATGGAGTTGGAGTGGAACACCAACGTGGGCAACAGCACGACAAAAGCCGTCACCCCACTGACAGTGCTGCCCCACCTCGCCACGATTTTGGGCTGTCTGACCACCAGCTCCACGGGCGGCGGCATCGGCGGCGCGGTCGCGATCACCCGCAGCTGACGTACCTAGGTAGGTCCGCCATAGACTAGGGAATGGCTCAGGTTGCCACCCAGTCATCCACGCCCACTGGTGCGCGCCACCGCCCCCGCACCGGCTACTTGGCGACCCCACTCACCCGCGATGAGCAGCGCCGCATCGCGGCGATGTACCGGGAGCACCAAGGACTCTTGCGCCTAATGGGCCGCAAGTTATGCAGGAAATACCCTTTTGTCTCAGCGGAGGATGTGTTTTCGTGCATCGACCAAGCGTTTATCAAGACGTGTCGGGCTTGGCAGCCCGCCAAAGGCACCTTTTCCACGCTGCTCACAGTCTTTGCCGAGGGCGACGTACTTCACTTCATTCGTGACCACAACTGGCTAGTGAAGGCCCCCGGCGCTGTACGTCGCAACGGCCAGCTCGCCCGCAAGATGTTGGACCGCGGCAGCTCGCGCGAGGAGGTGTTGGTGGCGCTTGAGATTACGGAGGAGCAGTTGAAGCTGGCGCTTGTTGCCACCAGCCCCACGGACCACGACATCCGGGGCTTCGACCTCCACATCTGCCCGCGCGCCACACCGTGGGAGGTATTAGAGCAAGGCGAAGCGGCAACTTAGGGCCATAAGCTCCCCAACACACCATGGCCACGGGCGCATTTTTCAACAGTCTCGCGTATAAGTTTTGGGTGAAGGCTGGCACCACTGCCAGCACAAACCCAACTGCCAGCACCGGCATGACCGAAGTGCTGTCTCTGACTGACGCTTCGATCCAAGGTTCCACCCAGACCCAGGACGTGCTGGACTACGGCAGCACCCTTGGTTTCACCGCATCGATTGTGCAGCAGCAGAGCTACACGATCCCCATGCAGATGAACCTAAATCTTAATGATGCGGGGTATCTGGTGTTGAAAAACGCGGCGCTAAACGCCGCCTCCGGCACCACCGTCGAGTGGTATCGCCAGTCGCCAGAGATGACAACCATTGGCGACCCGGAATACCACTCGGGCGTGGCCTGGGTGACCGACTTTTCCGAGTCGATTTCAGCCGGCAACGTAGCCCAGGTGACCTTCACCCTCACCGGCTACGGCAGCTACACCTGGAGCGCAGAGACCAACACTTGATCTGAGTTAGGGAGCTAAGCACCCGCTACCTCACGGGGTAGCGGGGTTTATGTACCGCGAAAGCTACGCCAGATCTCTGCAAACACGCGATCCGGTGGTTTCGATTCGTAGGCAGCTTGAATCCAGTTACGCGCAGGGCGTTGACCGAGACGTACCGGCTCGCTTTGTCCAGGAGGTGTGTAGCTGCCGTAATCACCTCCCCCAAGAACGACCCTTGCGTAGGGCGCCTTCCACGCGATCACGAGACTTGCGGAACTTCCCTGTCGCACGACAAACGGACGTGTGATCGAGTCAAGAAGCCGCCCGGTATCTACAACGTCTCGTTTCCCGGCACGCACCACAACGCCTGACATCCCCCCGCCGATTAAGCCCTGTTGCTCGCCTCCCATAAGCAAACTGACTTTTCGTTTGGTGTCCCAATTCCACTGCCAGATGGGATTCGACATCTGCCGGATGGTTTCTTCCTGATAGACAGGTCCGGCTTTCTCAAGAGTCTGCGCAACTTTGGCTAAGAGGCGTCCGGCGTTCCACTGAGTGATACGAACGCTCACCCAACCTGCTCCCTTGCGACTAGTTGAATCCTTTCGCCCAACGCGGTTTTAAGAGTGGCTCCTAGTAATCCAGTCTTGCCGTAGGGCAGGCGCACTCCAGTGACCTCACAGTCCCACACACCCTCACCCGCAAAGTTGATCGTTCCTTCAGTGCCGATGATTATGCGGTTATCAAGCTCCACCAGTGCGTAGCCATCAAAGACAGTCTCTGCTACTTCGACGCCTGGAAAGGCTGACCCGCGTACCCGGTCGGACTTAAGGAAAAGCTTAACCGTTACCGATTCTGCGGCTGGCACGACGTTTCCAGTCGTCGCATCGGTAGTGACACCGGCTGCGGCAACCGAAAAGGTGGCTGTGGCGTTGGCCAGCGCTGAGAGAGCAGTCATAACCAAGTTTTCCCCGGCAACCTCGGCTATAGGAGGCACCAGCGCTCGTGGCAGAGAACCTAGGTGAAGCTCAGCTACGGCTAACAGTTGACCTCGATGCGTTTCAAGACAGCCTCAGACGGGCGAGATCGCTAGTCAACAGTGAACTAGCCAACGTCACTGCTGCCCCTTCGGCCAGCGGCGGCAGGACTTCTGCCGCCAAGAGGCGGCGAGAGCGTCAACTGCAAGTTCGTGAAGCCCAAGAGGCCCAGCGACAGGTTGATCGGGCTGCGCGGCAGGGCGGGGCTAGGGAGGGCGTCCGCGCTTTAGAGATCGCGCAAGAACGACGGTTTCGCCTAGCTCGTCGAATTGATCTACTTGAGAGTAGAGGGGCTGATGTAGCAAGGCTGCGAGCCAACCTAGGAAGACTCACCGACACACAAATCCGCAGGCAATTCGGAAGTTTCCGTCAGGTCAGTCAAGAGCTTGCGCGGCAGGTAACGCTTGAGGAGCGCCGGCTACAGACGCAGCGACGTATTGAGCGAGCAGCTAGGCAACAGGCAACTGTCGGCGCTCAGATGGGCGGGGCAAGGGAGTCAGTTTTTGCTTTAGAGCGTGCGCAAGACCGCCGCTTCAGGATTAGCCAACGCATCAATCGCCTTGAAGATCGAGGCGTTGACGTTGCTCAGCTTCGCACCAAGCTCGGTGACCTCACCACCAGCTACGGGCAGCGCCAATTCGGAACAGCACGTCAGCTCTCTCGTGAGCTGGAGCGGCAGGTAGCTCTTACTGAACAGAGAGCCCGACGTGAACGCGAATACCAACGCACGCTGGCGCGTAGCGCCCGAATTGGTGGGCCTAGCGAGCCGGTAAGAGGGCGTGTTGATCTTGCAGGCTCGCCGAGATTCTTAGAGGCCCAGCAGCGGGAAGCGGCCAGGCTTGCCAGGGAGCAGGCGGCCGCCGAGCGGACGCGCAGGCTGGAAGCCGCAAGGGCAGCAAGGGAACAGGCGCGACTGGACCGCGCAGCAGTAGCCGCACGTCAAGGGGAGATGCGGGAAGGTCTGCGCATCGGCCGACTCAACACCTCCCCAGTTAGTGGTAGAACAGCGGACGGGATCGCCCTACCTGGGTCGCCGAACGCCAGGGGGCGAGACTTTAATCTGCGCTCCAGCTGGACAAAGTTCCTGACGCAGCTGCAGGAGGTCAAGCGCGATATTGACGCAGCATCTGTCGAAACTTCCAAGCGACTGCGGGGTCCGGCAAGCCCGATTAACGGGCGTCTGATTAACGGCCGAGTAATCCCCGGCTCACCCGCCGATATCCAGCGTCAATTAAGGGAAGCGACTGCAAGAGGCCCCGCACTTCCTGTGTCTGGCCGACTAATCAATGGCCAAGTAGTGCCGGGCTCACCCGCTGACTTTGTACGCCGTTCACGAAGCCAACCAGCACAGAACTCAAGGAAAGCGCTACAGGAAGCTTTTGGTAACGCCATCATTGGTGGCGCCTTCCCTGCCCTGTTTGGCCAGGGTCTTGGGGCAAGTCTTGGCGGTGCCGCCGGTGGTTTTGGTGGTGGGGCACTAGGCGGCAACTTTGGATTTGGTTTGTCGCTGGTCGGAACTGCAATTGGCCAGCAAGTAGATGTAGCATTGCAAAAACTGCAAACGCTAGGAAACGCACTGAGCGATCCCGTTGCAAAGTTTGAGGAGATTGCCAGCGCCGGACTCGTATCTAGTAAGTCCCAAGAGACGTACATAAGGAATCTTATTGCTGCCGGACGCGAAGCAGAGGCACAAGCAACCATCCAGGCTGAACTAGCGAACACCTACGGAGACCTATCCGCCGCAGAAGCATTAGCGGACTCAACCGACGCTCTAAACCGTTCGTTTTCACAGTTGCAGATCAAGCTTGCCGATATAGCAGCTGGCCCGTTAAAGCAACTCATCGACTTATTAAACGCTGGGTTTGGGAGGAAGATCGCAGCCAACAACACCGACCAGCTGAGGGGCACACTATCACCCATAGACCGTGCTTCACTCGACGCGGATCTGAGGAAAGCGTTTGGCAATAGGCCAAGAGGTTTATTAGCTGGCAATAGCCCTCTGAGCAGCGCCGAGATTGAGTTGCTCGACCCAAACGCACTCGCCCAGATACAGCAGAAGTATTCGAGGCCGGCCGGAGATCAGCAGCAAGCTCTTCAGCGAGCAGCAGATCTTCGCAAGCAAATAACTGCGGCTACCCGAGACCAAATCGTTGCAGACACCAACGGCTACAAGCAAGAAAGCCTACGTCTGCAGGGTCTTCAGGTCGAGCTAAGGCTAAAGAAAGAACTGCAAAGGTATAACGACAGCAATGACCCACAGGGTGTGTTGCGTGACGCAGCCAGGGTCAAAGCATCTGAAGACCGTCTGCGCATTGAGCAGCAGATTTCCCGGCTAGACCGAGACACTTGGGCGCAGAACATTGCTGCAGCCAACCAGCTCAGAAGCATCCAAGAAGAAATCGCAATCGAGCAGCAGCGCCCGAACCTCACCGGCACCGGCGTCGGTGCTCTTCAAGCAGTCAAAGCACTTGAGGACGCAAAGCGTGCGGAGCAAGACGCGCAAGCTGCACTACGAGCAGCGCCTGGGGACAACAGCCTAATCAACGCAGCACAGCTTGCCTCTGAGCAGGTAAAACTCGCCGCCGCCAAAACGAAAGCAGACCTTCTCGATGCCTACAAGGCAGCGGAAGATTCCGTGCGCACGATTCGGCGTGGCATTGAGGACACTGTCGATCAATTACAGGGGTTGCAGAACACCCGTGGTTCTGGGCTAAACGAGTTCCTGTCGCCCCAGGCTGTTTCAGACCGTCAAGCGCAGCTCAGCGCTCAACTAGGCCCGATTGCACAGCAGATTGCGGCACGACGTGGAATCCAATTCCAATTCAACGGCGGCACCCGCGAATCCCGCAATGCTGCACTGCTGCGGTTCATACGTGCTGACCGGCAAGAAACCCGTCTACAGGAAGACATCAGCCGAGGTTTTGTTGATCTTGGAAAGGCGGAGAACGACCTGGCTGTAGTCAACTCCAGCCTGGTTACGGTTAACACGCAGCTAACAGAAGCTACCAACAACCTTGCCAGCAAGGATTGGAACGTGAACGTTGCCGTGAACGCCAACACAGGCGATTACGCCGTCCAACTGGGTTAAGCCATGACTGTTTCTATCGGCGCGTTCACCACCAGCAAGCTCCTCGCCCAGCCCTTCGGCTACGAGGAAGACACCACTCGCGATGGGCTTACTGCCCGCCGTTGGAGCGTTAGCGGCCTGCTCACCGCCGCCGAGTGGCAATCACTACTCAGCGTCTACAACACCTGGCGCGATGCCCGCATCCAAGACGCCGACAGCGTGGCAGCCAATAGCGTCGGCACCACTGTCAGCCTGACCGCTAGCACCAACGGCATTACCTGGAGCGGTATCGCCTGCTGGTTCGCTGTTGCCCCAAGCGGCGAGCAGGCCGGCCCCTACATTTCCGCCAGCGTGGAGCTGGTGGATGCAGCGCAGGCGCTGCAGGTCGCATTGCGGCAGAAGGAAAAAGCCAAGAGCGCGGAGGACCGCCCCGCCCTTGGCACTTTTACCCTTGGCAGCTGCACTTTGACGCTGCTACGTCCCCCTGTCACCTATCAGGACGTACCACAGATGCAGTTGACAGCGGCCGGCACCAGTTACATCAGCGGCGCCCTTACGGCAACCAAGGTATATGCGCTGGAAGGCGAAACTGACGCTTCGGGATGGAGTGCTTTGCAGAGCTGGTTTGAGAGCACGGTCGCAACGACCCCAGCCACAGGCGCCTACTTCCCTGTAAGCGCACCAACGGCGACAGCAGCCAATGACGTGGTGAACGGCCTGAAGGTCATCACCTACACCGTGACCTTAAGTGTTGGAGTAGCCAAATGACCTTTGACGTTCGCGCTCACGTCTTTTGCAACCTCGGCACGATCATCAGCGGAAGCCTTGCTGACGAGTCGATTAGCTTAGGCCAGGGCCTAGTCAGCTGCCGTGGGCAAGTTGTGCTGGCCGGGCTAAGCACACCAGAGATTGGAAGCATTGTCAACATCGGTTGGCAGCGCGACAGCACCATCGCCCGTCTACCCCGCACACTCCGGGTATTAAGCAGTTTTGCGAACCCGTTCACACGTCAGACCACGGTGCAACTGGGAGACAAGCTGGTTTACTTAGCCAACTTGAAGGGGCAGAAAGCAGAGGAGGAGGAACCTGCGAACGATGGTAGTAACGGGCCAAAGCCGAACATCTACCCAAGTTCTGACTACGACTATCAGGCAGCGAATCAGTGCTATCTGCCCAAGGCAGGTGCCAAGCCTTACAACTTTGCAGACCCAAAAGCTGCTAGCCGTTTAACAGTTCGCGAGGAGTACGCCCTAGCTCCTGCGAAGGTGATGAACCGGGCGCCGATGGGCATCCAAGCAAGCTCGGTACTACAAAAGTGCTGCGCCGCGCTTGGGATTAGCACGAGCGGCACCGCCCTTACAAACGTCTACCAAGACGACTTTGATCTGAGCGCCGGCTATGTATCAGTGATCGACCGGCTGATCAACAGCGAATCGCTATTCGGCTACTTGAACGAAAACGAAACGCTCGTTATCCGTGGATGGGAAGGAGGCAGCACCGGACCACTGTTGGACGAAAACAGCATCATCGAGATCAGCGGCATCAATCAAGGCGTACTTCCAGGCCAGAGCGTATCAGTCGTATTTGATGCAAAACGAGCAGAGAAGACCGCTGCCGAAAAGGCTGCCGATGAGCTACTTGAGGAAGAAACCGCAGAGGCTGCTGGCGACCAAGCAAAGCTTGACGAACTGGAAGAAGACAGAAAGCTACGCGACTGGGAAAGAGACGAAGCAGTTACATACAACCAAGAGTACACCTTTTTAGCAAAGGACGATGCCGGCGCCACAATTTACGATTTAACCGTTGCCTACAACCCTCGTAGCGTCACCCTCACCTACTACGACGAGAGCAACTACAAAACGAAAGCCACTACTACAGAAGACAGGATTATAGCCGGCGAACTCGGCTCGATCGTCCAAGCGAGGCTCGACCAGCTAGCAGAGGGTATTACGCCTAACTTTACACCCGTAGAACTAAACAATCTACGGGTTATTGCAAGTCAGACGCTGCAGTTTAGAACAGAAGAGTATTTGGAGTACGAGGATATTAAGCAGGATACAGTAGCCGACTCACTACCTTTAGACCCCGACAGCCTGTGCCCCGACCCCAGCGGTACAGAGCGAGTTGTCGACGAGGATGCAGACAAACCCAAACCAATTGAAAAGCAGTTAGTCCGGCAGACGGTCAAGCGTTATGAGCCTGTCGAGTCTCTGATCGGCAAGCTAAACATCAGCGGATTTGACTGGGCCACGTTCGACCTAGCCAACCTGCCCACTGGGGAGTACGAAGCAGAGCGGACGGTCATTGAGTACGAGACCAACCAGCCAGAGGGGCAGACAAAGACAAGAACTGATCGGTATCTGGCTTACGGCCTAACGCAACACGGCCAACAAGACACAGCGGAGAAGGGAATTAACACCACGGACTTAGCTGGTCTAAATGAATTAGTCAAGGCAGGTAGCCGGCTGGTATTTGAGACCACCAGCGTATCCATCCAGCAAGACCGTTCCTTTGGCGTACAACAACGCCCTAGCGAAGACGCCAGACAAGAATCTTTAAGCGAGAAAGCACCGCCAGTTGGCGCGACCAACGACGAAGGGCGATATCAGGTCGACGTTGACCAAGAAAACACCACTGTCGAGAGCAAGCCAAATACAGAGATTGAGATGCCGTTGGCCTCGGACGACGCGGTTATATGGACCGCCAGCAACGGGTACGAGTTTGTAGGCAGCAATGCAATGAGCCAAGCGATGCGTTATGCACGCACGCAGAACGCTGTGATGTACGGGAACCGCGCTGGCGTATCGCTACAGACACCGGCTTATGTCATGCCGCTGTACCCGTTAGACGCCCTATATGTAAAAGCCGCAGGGATTACAGCCGGCTATAAGGCGAATGGCATGAGCTGGACGTTCAACAGCGACGGGATTTTGGGGGCGATGGACGCTCTTTACGCAGGTGCGGTAAGCGGCATCGGCACATTTTGGGTGCCGGTAGCTCCCGGAATCACGAGTCTGCCCGCCAACCCGACCGTGACTACCAGCAGCACCGCCCCTGCAAACAGCGCAACAACCCCCAGCGGTTTTAACCCAACAACGCCGGGGGCAGTTTTTAACAGTCTGCCTACCGGGAAAGCACCCACCTACGCGAGCAGCATTAGTCCTACTTCGCTGGTGCCCTACACGAAGGAGACGGTAACAGCGATAGCTGGCACAAGGACAGCACTGACGGTTAGCGCGTTTGACTACGCACTGACCCTGCAATCCAGCACAGTGGCGTTAGAGACGACAACCATTGTTGAGGCGATCAACGTAATCAATATCCAGGCGTACACAACGACAAACTCAACGCCACGGCTCGGAAGCGCATCGGCAACTAGCTCTACGGGCTGGACCTTGATCCAAGACGCAAATGCCGACGACGCGACCACCGCCGCTATTTCGCTTCCCTTTAATGTGACGATTGACGGGGTATCGCACAATACCGCATATGTCAATTCCAACAGCTATGTGAGCTTTGGCTCCGGCTCCACTGAAATCGCGTGGGACGCGACTTATCCAGAGATTGAAAAGCTACTTATTACTGCCAGCGACGCAAGCTACCAGAGAGTTTACACAAAGATTGGCAGTGACTATGCGATACTCCGATACGAGGGGTATAGCGATTACGCCGGCACGTCTCCTGGCAACAGTGACATGATCTGGGAGGTGGCGCTTACAGCACCTAACACCAGCACTGGGGCACAAGTGATTGAGGTCCGCATTGGCAATAACAATGCTTTGTCATTAAATTACTTCCTGCACTCCATTGATGTCTGCAACCGCACTACAGCACTCGCCAGTCTCGCAAATGCTTCACAAAATACAAGTTACATTATCCAAGGCGATTCAACAGGTGCTAATTGGTCGTTTACCACTGGGGCATCGTTGACGGCAATCTAGCCAACAAGCAGGTTTCGTGTGGCACTCACCAGCACGATCAGCACCAAGGAGCTGCAGCGCCAAGCAGTGGAGGCGTTTGAGGGCAAGACTTACACCATCTTCTTGGCCACTAACTCGGGCAGCCTTACGGCCGAGTCAACTGCTGCGGCGTGGTTAGCCGTTAAGGCATCCGGCGGTGGCTACGCCGACGTGACTGGCACCATAGGCACCGGCAGCTATAGCACCGGCAATGCTCGTTACGAGCTTCCCGCGATCACAGCGACCTTTACCGCCGCCAGCCCCGGTTTCACCTACAACACGGTTTGCATCCGTATCGGCACTGAGACGTATCTGCACTCAATTTTGGTCGAGACACCAAACATTGCGATGGCAGCAGGTCAGAGCAAGACGTACAGCATCACGTTTGCCCAAGACGATTGAGCTGACCTGTGAGCACCAACATCCAGGTCGATGTAACGCTGCAGCGTCTCAGGGCTCAGGCTAGCCAAGCCCAGCAGCAAAACCGAGAGGCCAGGAGTGCGGGTGAGGACAACTATCTGTCCAGGTTAGGAGCGCCCGCCCCAGCCCCAGCCCCAGATGCCGCTTCTGCGGGGCGAGCGACAGAAGAAAGAGGCCGCACGCCTGACACTTACGAAAAGCGCCGCCCTGCTGCGTTCAGAACCGACAACATTGTCTCGGATGTATTTGCCTGTTTTGCGGGCAACGCAAAGTATCCCTGGGCTTCATTTCCTGCAGGTGATTTTGACAAGGAAAGAACTTATGGGTACGACCACGGCTACGACATTTGGCCCCGCCTACGCGCGAACGAGTACAGCCACCTGTACCTACCAATGCGTGAGCCGATCAACTTTACAAGTGCAGATCTAGGGGCATTACGCGGTGCAGTTGACTGGCAGTATTACGGTTTACGCGGCAGCTTCCTGCTTCCCATTGACAAAGAAAACGCAATTTTCGTTGGCTTTAGCCGTCAAGCCGACTCCCGTTGGTCCCTAACGGATACCGCCCGAACTCAAGTCGTCAACGCGAACTACAATGTTTGCGCGGTTGTAAGCACGACCAAGGTTAGGCAGCTAAGCGTACCTGGGGGCTTGGAGTCTGCGTTAAACAGGCTATTCCCCACCGTACCCGCGCCCGCTGTCAGTCACAGCTACTCCTGGTATTACAGCAACGGCGCATTTGGCGGCAACCGCACCGACACAGTTAAATACTGGCCCACCAGCCAAACAATGTCAAACTACACGCAGCAGGTGTACGGCGACATCAGCAAGCAGTGGTACACGCCCTCTTACGGCATGTACTTCTTTCAGTCATCTGCAGCGGGAGTCAATTCCATCAGCAACTCCACTGCTGGCGGGTATTGGCAGCTAGACATTATGACGACAACGCCCGCCATATACTCGTACCTTCAGAACTATCAAGAGTCCTGGTACTCCACTTACGACGATTCTCGAACCTACGCAAGCATCGCCGCAAACCTTCCACTGAGCAAGTTTAAGGGTGACTGGTTAGACGCAGAGCTAAGCGCCTGGCCAGCTGCGCAGTTTTCGTCTACGAAGCTGACCCCACTATCAGGCGCCGACACCGGCTTCCCTTACATAGCCGCAAACGGCACGAGAAACTGGACGGCCTACCCAGCTCCCCACTTAGAAAACGAGATCGAACCAAAGCGCGACCCTGCGGAAGTAGCTGCTTACTGTTGGGATCCTGATTGCCAGAACCCACAAGCCTTTGACACGCAGGTGCCTCAGATGTACGCATACAACTGGGGCAACAGGATTTACTGCGTAAACGAGCTCAGCAAACTAGGGTTCAGCGCTTCGGACCTCAAGCCATGAAGACTACTGCGCTAGCTCGCCTTAAGGAACAGATGGCTGCGTTGATCAAGTACAACCGCGAACAGCGCAAGAAACGCGAGAAGGAGATGCTTCTACGATTGAAGCAAGCGAAATAGCTTGCCCAGGATCTTTATGCCCCAGCTCCCCTTTGTCCAAGCGCCTGAGGCAGCCACGACTCGGCGACTTGGCACACCAGCTAGTGGCATTTTGGAGATGCCGGTGCTCGGTGGTCTCACCGTTGGTGAGTCAGCGGTTATTTCTGAGCTGCTGGCCAATGAGCAGAGCAGCTTCGTCAAGGGCGCCCAGATCGCCGACGCCATCGCCAAGGCCGAAGAGATCAGCATCTCCGAAGCGTTCAACATCATCGAGGGTGCGATCAGCGGCCGTCAGCTCGAGGAGCGTGCCGAAGAGATCCGCACCAAGCACGCGGCGCTGATCCAGGAAGTGGCGCAGGTTTATGCGGCCGCGGGCCAGCGGAACATGGAAGCCACGGTGACTGCGTTGATCCGTTGCCGCTGCGACCTGCCGGACTGGGGCACCAGTGATACGCGGCAAATGCACCGCGCCCTGTTCAACGCGATCTGGCAACTAGCGCAGGAAGAGAGCGACGCGGAGGCGATGCCGAATGAGCCGCCGACTGAGGAGGAGCTGGGAAAGCCGCCAGCGGCGGGTGGCGCCGCAGCGAAACGGACTGGGCGGCGATCTTCTACGACCTAGCGCACAGCTATCCCGGCCAATTCCACCGCACCAGCTACGCGAAGGAGCTACGGCAGGTTGTGCTGCGGGCATGGCGTGAGCTGCAGCGGATCCGTCGC